GCCAAGCACGAAAAGACCGAAGGGAAGATGGAACGTCTTGCTGAGTACGGTCCGAAGAAGAAGGCCAAGAAAAAGAAGAAGTAAATGGAACTCTCCGACCTTCTCAATGAGAAGGAGTGGCGAAAGTGCAAAGGCGCAGACGATGCGACAACAGACGAACTGGTTGAAGCGTTTGCGCATTTTTGCTCGACTTATTGGACTATTCGCCATCCTGAGCGTGGTCGTATCAAGTTTACTCTTCGTGAAGCACAGGAAGAGACTGTACGGACTTGGATTGCTGAGCGCTACAGCATTGTGCTCAAGGCTCGACAGATTGGTTTCTCGACCCTAGCGGCCGCTTTCACATTCTGGGAGACTTTCTTCTGGGGTGACAGGTTCGTGGTCATGCTCAGCCGTACTGAGCGTGAGGCATCGAAGTTGCTTCAGAAAACGAAGTACGGATACAAGATGATGCCACAATGGATGAAGGTTCGTGGTCCTGAACTGTTGTCGGATAACCAGTTGAAGATGGTGTTTGCCAACGATTCGTCGATTGAGTCTCTGCCATCTGGAAACGACCCTGCCCGAGGTGAGTCGGTGTATCGGGTTGTCATTGACGAGATGGCGTTCTTGCCGAACGCCGATGAGGCGTGGGCGTCTATTGAGCCTATTGCCGACGTTGGTGGACGAGTTATTTGTCTGTCAACCGCAAATGGTGAGGGCAACATCTTTCACCAGTTGTGGGTTGGTTCTCAGAATGCAACCAACAGATTCAAAGGCATTTTCTTCCCGTGGTCAGCAGGCGACCGTGACGAAACGTGGTACGAAGCAAAGAGGCGTGACCTGCCTGACTGGCAGTTGGCGCAAGAGTATCCCTCGGACCCTGACGAGGCGTTCGTGCGTTCTGGACGCCCCGTATTTGATTTGGAATCACTCAGAGAAATTGAAGTAGCCATTCCACAACGGGGGTACCTCAAGAAGAGCATGGGTCGAAATGTGTACGAGTTCATCGAGGATGGTGGCGAGTTTGCCATCTACGACCCACCTACGGTGGGCGAGTCGTATGTTGTTGGGGCTGACGTTGCTGAGGGATTGGGACATGGTGACTTCTCGTCCGCCCATGTGATTTCGGCTGATACGGGAATGATTGTGGCCCATTGGCATGGACATGTGGACCCAGACCTATTTGGCGAGCAGGTTCTTCCAGCAATCGGGTATTTCTACAACTATGCCCTGCTGGGTGTGGAGTCGAACAACCACGGTTTGACGACCCTGAAGGGTCTTCAGAGGGTTGGCTACAGGAATCTGTATCGCCAGCGTAAGATGAACCATCGAGCGCCTACCGCATCGGAGACGATGGGGTGGCGCACCACATCGGTCTCCAAACCCCTAGCCATTGACGAACTAAATGCGGCAATTCGTGACCAAAGCCTGCTCCTGCTGGATAAGGAGACCATCTCGGAGATGCGAACCTTTGTCCGTGAAGCCAACGGGAAGATGCACGGCTCCCCCCATGACGACAGGGTGATGTCCTTGGGCATTGCCAACCAGATGCTCAAGTATGTCTGGCTTCCTGAGTATAGGTTGGACCTTGAGCCGAAGAAAGGGTCTTTAGGCTGGTGGGAACGCCACATTGTGAAGGAATCAAAGCCAAAACGGACCCCAATCGGAGCATTCAACTCAGCCGAGTAACGAAAAGGACTAATAACGATGAAATCCTTCCGTTGCTTAGAGTGCTTGACCGAGTTTGAGGCAGATGAACTGCCTCGTCGTGGGTCAATTTGTTTCAAGTGCCATGTAAAGAGCATCCGTCTGGGGTTCACTCACGGTCAAGAGGATTTTCATGGTCCAACTATTCGGGAGCGTCAGCGCCAAACCGTTGAGCAAGCCAAGATAAATGGCTACAACGCTGAGCCTGTGACGAATTGGATGTAATGCCGTGGAAGTTGTTGTGGTCCCGATTGTTGTTGCGATTATCTCGGGGCCGCTCGTAGTCATCCTGCAAAGACTGCGCAAAGAAAACAGCGAGCAACACGCACAGGGTCAAATCCTTCTCCGAGTCCTTGGTCGCAAGGTTGACGAGTTGGCAACAAAGATTGACGGCCACATTGGCTGGCACCAAGCAAAGGATGAAAATGGCAAGAATCTCTAACCGAGAACTAATTACTAAGTACCGGGACAAGATTGAGCAGTCACGCCGTTGGCGTCGTGAAGAGAACTACGACGACCTTTGGAAGCGAATGATTGACTTGTATCGAGGCAAGCATTTCCGCACCGCAAGTGAAGAAGACCGTTTGTTGGTCAACATTGCGTTTGCAACCATCAACGTCATCTCGCCAAGCGTTTCGGTGAATCATCCGAAGATTACGGTGAACGCACGCAAGTTTGAGGACGCTCCAAGAGCCGTAATCACCGAGTCTGTCGTCAACTACTGGTGGCGCCACTTTGAATGTCAGAAAGAGTTCCGTCGAGCAGTCAAGGACATGCTTGTTCTTGGTCATGGCTGGGTGAAGACTGGCTACCGATTTGTTGAGAAGGAACGGGATGAATACGACAACTCCGATGAGTTGGCGTCAAGCGCACCAGAGTCAATCACCGAGTCGGAATTGATTATCACCGAGGACCGACCGTTCGTTGAACGCATCAGCCCATTTGACATCTTTGTTGACCCAGATGCGACAAACATGTCGGATATTCGCTGGATCGCCCAGCGTATTCGTCGCCCATTGACCGAGGTCAAGAAGGACAAGCGATACAACTCTGCGGCTCGCCAAGAGGCTTCTCCATCGCATTACTCCAAGTGGGGTCAGGATGGTTTCATGCCTCGCCGTAGCGAGAAGATGGAAGATTCGTATGTGGAAATCTGGGAGTTCTACGACGTAGACCGTGGCAAGATGTCCGTGTTCTGTGATGGCGGAGACAAGTTCCTTGTCAACCCGATGGACATCCCATTCGCTTTTGGTCATCCGTTTGTAATGTTGCGCAACTACGAGATTCCCGAACACGTCTACACGATGGGTGAACTGGAAGCCATTGAGCCACTTCAGATGGAACTCAACGAGACTCGTACCCAAATGATGAACCACCGTAAGCGGTTCTCCCGTAAGTGGTTGTACAAGGAGTCGGCATTTGACCCAGAGGGTCGCAATGCCCTCGAGTCCGATGAGGATAATGTCATGGTTCCAGTTATTTCAGAGGAACCCCTGTCGTCTGTCATTAGTCCGATGCCAGCAGTCATCAGCCCACCAGAGTTCTACAACCAGTCAAACCTAATTTCATCCGACATCGACCGTGTGTCGGGCGTGTCGGAGTACATGCGTGGTGCATTGCCAGAGATTCGTCGTACGGCAACGGAAGCGGCGATTGCTCAGGATGCCGCTAATGCTCGTGCATCCGACAAGTTGGCAATCATCGAGCGAGCAATCGCAGATTGCGCTCGCAGATTGGTCATGTTGGCCCAACAGTACATGACGGGTGAACAGGCAGTACGAGTGGTTGGTCAGGACGCTCAGCCTGTTTGGGTCAACTTCGACGAGGAGTACATCCGAGGCGAGTTTGACTTTGAGGTTGAGGGTGGTTCGACGGCTCCTGTGAATGAGTCGTTCCGTCGCCAGATGGCTCTTCAGGTGGTGGATGCGATGGCACCGTTTGCTGGTGCTGGAATCATCGACATGCCAAAGTTGGCCAACTATGTCCTTCAGTACGGGTTCGGCATCAAGAATGCCGCCTCGTTCGTTATGGCTCAACCCCCAATGCCTCCAATGGGGCCTGAGGCTGGTCCGGCGCCACAGCCTGCTCCACAGCAGTTGCCACCAGCAATGCCAGCCGAGGCAATGCCGATGGAACCGACAGGTGGTATGCCGTTGCCCACGAATATCCCGCCAGAGATTCTGGCTCAGTTGTTGGCGAGTGGCGCTCCACTCCCCAATACCCAGTTACCACCGCAAGGTATGTAACGAAAAAACCACTAAATAGAGCAACCCACGGAGGACTCAAACGCAATGAGCGAGACAATTGACAACGAAGTTCTGGCTGAACAGGCCCCGACCACGGAAGTGGAGGGACAACCTCAGGAGGTCACGGATGCAGTTGAAGCCCTGACAGAGGAACAGATTGACCTTCTGCCAGTCGACGAGTTCGGAGACAAGTATGTTTCCGTAACTGTTGCTGGTGAAGAGGTACGGGTTCCGCTGAAAGAGGCGCTCTCTGGTTATCAACGTCAGGCGGACTATACCCGCAAGACACAGGAACTAAGTGAGCAACGAAGGCAGGTGCAATTTGGTGCCGCTTTGCAGGAAGCCCTGCAAAACGACCCACAGGGTACCTTGGCTCTTCTCTCCCAACACTACGGGACAGCACAGACCCCTTCCGAAGAGGAAGACCTGTACGCAGACCCTGTGGAAAAGCAGTACAAGCAGTTGGAACAGCGTGTTCAGGCTTTCGAGAAAGCGAAAGCAATGGACGAGTTGGAGAAGACCGTACAAAACCTTCAAAACAGGTACGGCTCGGATTTCGATGCCAATGAAGTGATTTCCAAGGCACTTATCTTGGGGTCATCTGATTTGGAAGCCGTCTACAAGCAGATTGCCTTTGACAAGGTTTATGAGGATGCCCGTGCGGTTCGTGCCCTTCGAGAGAAGAAGGAGCAGGAACAGGCTCAGGTGGCTCAGGCCAAGCGTCAAGCGGCAGTTGTGAGTGGAGGCTCGTCGTCTTCTTCGGCTGATGTATCTGCAAAACCAATTACATCATTGCGAGACGCCTTTGAAGCCGCAAAACGGGTTCACAGCGTCTAGCACTAACCTCTAAGGAGAACCAAAATGGCAGGAAACGCCAACTTCGATGCGTTGCTCTCAACGACGCTCGCAAACTACCGTGCACAGTTGACCGACAACGTGTTCACGGCACGCCCATTCACCTACTTCCTCATGGACAAGGGACGTATCCGCATGCTCAATGGCGGTACGAAGATTGTCGAACCGCTCATCTACGGTCAGAACTCGACCGTGGCTTCGTACAGCGGATACGACACCATCTCGCTGACCGCACAGGAAGGCATCTCGGCCGCAGAGTACGACTGGAAGCAGTACGCCGCTTCCATCGCAATCTCGGGCATCGAGGAAGCGAAGAACAACGGCGAGCAGGAAATCATCAACCTGCTCGAGGCCAAAATCATGCAGGCTGAAGAGTCGATGCGTGAAGGCTTCAACCAGATGTTCTTCGGCAACGGAACCGGCAACTCGGGCAAGAACTGGAACGGCCTTGCCAACATCGTCGAGTCTGGTAACACCGTCGGTGGCATCAACTCGGCAACGGGTGAAGGCAACGACTGGTGGCGCTCGTACGAGGAGAACACCGCAGGTGCTTTGACCCTCGCTCAGATGGCTACGGCCTACAACAGCGTGTCGGTTGGTAACGACCACCCAGACATGATTCTCACGACTCAGACCCTGTTTGAGAAGTACGAGGCTCTGTTGCAGCCACAGTTGCGTTACACGGACACCAAGACGGCAGATGCTGGATTCCAGAACCTGCTGTTCAAGGCCGCCCCTGTGACCTACGATGTGCATTGCACCTCCGGTGTCGTGTACTTCCTCAACAGCAAGTACCTGACCCTCGTCGGTCACTCAGGCAAGTGGTTCGCTCAGACGGAGTTCGTCCGCCCAGAGAACCTCGATGCCCGTTACGCACTCATCATGTGCTACGGCAACCTCACCTGCCGCAACCGTGCGAAGCAAGGCAAGTTGACTGCAAAGACCGCCTAATTGCGGTAATGTAGTCCCAGAACTGGGGAGGGGGGAAACCCCCTCCCCTCTTCGAACAAAAACCAACAAGGAGAAATCATGGCACGTGATGAAATGATGGGTTACGGAGAAGCATTCGGCAGTGCAGTTGCTTCCCGTGGAGCCAAGAAGAAGAAGCCAGCCAAGAAGGCGGCTTCGAAGAAGAGCACCTTGAAGCCCGGTGGTTCGTACACCTCTGGTCGTGCGATTCCCCTCGGAATCCCCGGTGCAAAGAAGAAGAAGGCAATGACTGGTTCGAAGGAGAAGCGTGTTGCTGGTCCTTCGGTTGGTCGTAGCCAGCGACGTAATCAGGGCGCACAGCCACGAGGTCGTCAGTACTAAGCAGGTCTGTTCCCTCTCCCTCAAGCCACATTGGGGGAGAGGTAACAATTAGGGCTATTGGTTGATGATGAAAAACGCCAAACCAGCCCACGCCCTATATGGGCAACCAGTAAACAGTCAGCGTTTAGCACCCACTAACGGGGCGAAACTGGCTACCGCCTCAGCCCCGTATCTCGGGCGAGGTCGTTGCATGGGCAACGAGGACACCTGTGAGGGTCCAAAGGCAAAGGGAACCGACTATTGCATCGGGCATTTGCGCTCTATGGGACAGGCTAAATGAGCATCACGCTTGCAACTTTACGCTCTCAGGTTCGCTCAATGGCGGACCTTGATGAGACCGACCTGCCAGACTCGGTCATTGACCAGTTTGCTCGTGAAGGGTTTCAGCGTATTTACACGCTTGAGCGTAGATGGCCATATCTGCAAGAGACATACACTTTCAATACTGTTGCCCAGCAACGAGAGTACACCATCTCCGCCATTGGCGATATTCGTG